AGCAACTGTTGCAGTTCTACTCAATCCGCCAATCATGTGTATTAATCCAAATCCGTAGAATCCTAGTCCAGGCAGAAATTTAAAATGGACAAAGTATTGGATCCTTTTCTTACTTGGATCATTGGGCGCATAGTTCCTTCTTATCGAAAGAACTTTTCCACTACCTTCCTCAACTGTTATGATGTAAGGTAGCTTGATACCAGATGGCTCGCCATCTGGACCAATATCTTCGAAGCCTTCTAAATCTAAATCAACATGACATTCTAATAATGTATATACAGGTTGTTGTTTTCCAGATTTAGTTGTGCCTTCTAATTCTTTTTCTTTTTTTGAAACTTCATCGTTAACACTCACCGTTGGTCCGCCAAGTTCTATGTCAGCATAGAAACCAGAGACTTGTTGTTTACGTAAATCGTTTTCAGAAACTTTTAAAACATGTATAATAGATTCTGCTTCATCTAAACTATTTGCCGTGTAAGGCACCACAAGATCATCAGCAGGAACAAATTTTGATACAGCTCTTTGTATTAAAGAATCATAATAAACTTTTTTAAATGTAGATCCTGCTAATGGTAAATGAAATAACATAGAATCAAACTCTGGTTCGTATTCTTTCATTTGATCCATGATCTGATAGTTCATGAAATCTTTTACACGTTTTGCTTGTTGCTCTTTAGCTGGTGTTTTAATTCCTAAGATCTGTGTTCTAACTGGACCATCGCTTGGTAATAATTCTTTGTAAGCTGTTGCTTGAAACTGTGTTACAGCTTCTGCAAGAACAGGATGCGTGGCACCCGATGCACCTTGGAAAGGTTCTGTTCTGTTTTCATATTTGAATCCGAGTAAGTCAAGCCCATCAGTATAAGATTTTTCCCAATCTTTTCTGGACATTTTATAGTCTATGTAATTTGTTTTCATTTCATTACCTAATGGATTTAAAACATCATCAGGTAAAATATCTGCTAGGTTATCGAAATGAGATTCTGTGCCAGGTATGTTAATGGAACCTGGTTCAAAGTTGATAGTCGCACCTCCATCTTCTTCAGGTGTAACTTCTACTGGTAACTGTTCTTTGATCTCCTCTTTTACTTCGACCTCTTCCGCGCCAGGAACTTTTACTTCGGTACGAGTATTACTAGGGAGTCCTTTGTCTATATCTGCCATTTATTACTCCGTCATTTATCTACCACGTTTCAATAGAAAATCCAAGCCCTGTGGTGTAGGTCCTGATTCTGGTGGCGG